GAGCCGTCTGGTCTTACTTCTCTATCTTTATAGTTATGGTCATCATACTGGTCGGGTTCTCCCGGTTTTTTAGGTAGAGCTGCTTTGGGTTTCTTAACGTACTTAGCATCTTTTTTAGAGAATTCTTTAGCCATCGTCTTCCTCTCCTTCTACGTTGACTGGTTTATTCTTCTGTGAGGAGCCATCACCTTTTTCATGTTTGTACTGGTCTCCAAAATATTTTTTACCCTCTATACCTGAGAAGGCAGCTTTAGAAATATTACTAACACCGTCAGATGTTAATGTTCCAATATAGTCTACACCATTTTCTATAAACCACAGTTTAGACCCATCTGATGATACTTGTTTAATAATAGGGTAATTAAAGCCTTGATTAGATAAACTATCAGTCCATGTAGAAGTTTTAGTTAAACCATACATTCTGTTTTCAGCTTTCTCTGCTCTTGCTGCAGCATATTCTTCTATATCACGTTCTTCTAGAGATGTTTTATCATTATGGTCTGGAGTTCTACCAGCAGTTCTACCTTGGAATTTACCCTTACCTTTAGGTATAGCAGTGTTTAAATTAGCAAAAGGTTGTTGTAAAGGTTGACCTCTCTGGTCTGATGTTACTAAATCTTTCTCTAAACTCTGTTCAATTTCTTCCCCACCTTGTTCACCTTCTTCACCTTCTTCTCCACCTTCTTCTCCACCACCTTGTTCCTGTTGCTCCATCTGAGCAGTCATTTGAGCTTCTTGTTGAGCAGCTTGTTGTTGCTGTTGGTCTAATTGTATAGCTGACATCTCTCCTTGTATTTGAGCAGATGGTACAGGTTCTCCACTGATTACGAAGTCTACTTCCATTAAGTCTACATTATCATCTTTTAATTCAACATCAAAGCCCATCTGAAGTAGTTGACTAGCTATACCTGCTTTTTGTTGAGCATGAGCAATTCTAGTAGCTTCTGCTTTCTCTTCTGGATTAGGTAACACCATTTCATAGTCAGTTACTCCAAAGTTATCTAAGATAGCAGGGAAAATCTTTTCCATAATCTGTCGTTGGTCTCTTTCTACCACTCGACTCATTACAGTTAATTGTGTAGTTTGTTGTGATAATCCACCGAAAGAATCAGGAGCACCTTGAAATACTGGAGATACTCCCCATATAGCAGATACTCTTTCTCTAATCTCAGCTCTTACTGGTAAATAATCCATCTCTTGTAATGTATGGAACATTCGTACCATGTCAACTCTACCTCTATTTGTCCTAGAAGATACAGCAATCATTGGTATATAGTTAGGGTCTTGTCTAACTTTTGCAGCAATAGCTTCTCTCTCCCTTTTTAAACTTTCAGGGTCGTCTGTAGTTACCATAACCATAGACGCAGGCATTTTTCTCTCAAAGAAATACCTATATAAGTTTCTATCCATACCAATTAAGGTTAGAGCTTTTTCAAATATTGTTAGTACAGGAGACCACCCATAAGTTTCAGTTGGGTTAAACTTTGATAAGTGTACAACTTCTGTATCTAGGAAGTAATGAACCTCAGTCCTATATAAGTATCGGTACATTGCAGCTTGTTTCTCTTGTTCACATCCTTCTTCATTACATTCTTCTGGGGATTCTGATATTGCTGACCTATGTAAAGGACAGAAGAAATGTGAGTTTTTAGGTAATCCTGTTTCATCTAAGTCATATTCTATAAGAGCAGGGTTTATTCTTCTAATCTCAGTAACTCTAGAGTTTAATTTACCCTCTCCATCATCATAGTATTCTTTCGCAAAATATAGAAATGCATCATCTACAGTATTTAAATCCCAATGGAATTGTCTTAACACTTCTTCTAACCCTTGGTCGAATATATTACAGTCATCTAAGAATTGGTTTAATCTTTTAATCTGGGATTTATCAGGATTAACAACTTTAGGTTCAATTTTAATTCCTCGTCTGAATACTTCCCCTGTAATATGCATTATAGGAGCTCGTAATTCCTCACAAGTATAAGCTATAGTCTGTAAATCTTGTACAAGTTGCTTACGATACGCTAATTGATTTCTAATATATGAGTTAACTATATAGTCTACACCGAATGTCGGTCCGCTACCTGTATCTCCTGCTGATTTACTCAACATTAAGTCGTTGAATATCTCCATTTGTGAGCCTAATTGACCCATTTGTTTTGCCATTTCAGGAACTTCTGGAAGATAATCTCCTAATTTCATACTTATTCCTTAGTTATCTCGACACTATCTATAGCTACTATCTTTGCTATTGTGTCTATTGCATGTTGTTTTAACCCTGCTTTTTCTTCGTGTGTAACTTCGACTGCAGGGGTAGTTTCAATTTGTATTTTTAGTCTATCGTTTTCTTCTTTTAAGTCTACTACTTGGTCAGCTAAAGCTTCATTTTCCATCATAGCAGCATTTTGTAACACTCCTAATCTAGTAGCTTCCCTAACTAAAGCTAGAAAGCCTCCTTCTGATAGAACTATAACTGCATCACTTGAGTCATCTATCTCATCTTCTGGGCTTAGTTTAGTTAAATCTTCGTGCCAAGTATCGAGTATTCTCCAAGTTCCAGCATTATCTTTTTGTGCGACATACTGTTCTTGTCTATCTCTTAACATATTTCCTATAGGCATATCTTTTCTCCTACTATTATTATACTATTTTTTTATAAAATTGTGAATTTTATGCTATGTGACAAGCACTCCATCCACATACTTTGCAAGTCTTACAACCAGATTCCATCACTACTTGTGGTGAATCACAGCAGTCATCCTCTTGCATCTCTTCAAAGAAACTAAGTTGGGTAGTTGTTTCTATGTCTTTTTCTTCATTCTCAGGTGTATGTGCTGTAACCAATACTTCTTTATCCCTACTACCAGCTCTATACACTGTAATCCCTTTACACCCAGTCTTCCAAGCATTTAGATAAGCTGTGTGTACATCCTCTATTGTAGCATCATTTGGAAAGTTTATGGTTTTAGATATTCCTGAATCACAATGTTTTTGGAAAGCTGCTTGCATTCCAACGTGAGCTTCAGGAGAAATTTCAGGTGCTGTAATATAAATGTCCTTAATTTCATTAGGTACTTCAGGTCTATCCTTTAGAGAGCCTCCATCAGATAAATATTCCATTAAGTCTTCTGAATAGAAACCCTTTTCCTTAGCATCTTGTTCAAAGTATTTATTTACATAATACAAAGTCTGTCCCTCTAAGATATTCATTTTTCTGTACGCCAATGAAAAAAGAGGTTCAATACCACTAGAAGTATCTGCTAACATAGAGATAGTACCAGTAGGAGCTACAGTTAAACGACAGGTATTCCTATATCTTTCATCTTCCCCATAGTTACTATTATTCCATGCGGGGAATTCTCCCCGTTCTACTGCTAATTCCTTAGAGGTTTCGTCTGCATGAGTCTGCATAAATCTCATTACATCAGACCCTATTTTTCTACCTTCATCAGAATTATAAGCAACTCTAAGTTGTGTAAGCATATCTGCAAATCCCATAACTCCTAGACCAATTTTTCTTGTTGATTTAGTCATTTGTTCTATATCAGGGGTTGCATAATAATTAGCATCAATTACATTATCTAAAAATCTTGTAGATGTTTTAATTGTAGTTCTAAGTTCATCCCATAAAATATAAGGTCTTACTTTACTACTATCTACAAAATTAGCTAAATTAATAGAACCTAAGTTACATGATTCATTCGGAAGTAAAGGCTGTTCTCCACAAGGATTAGTAGCAATCATTTCCCCATATTCTTCTATTACATGATTATCTTTATTTACATTATCTAGGAATATCATTCCCGGTTCACCATTTCTCCAAGCCCCATAAACAATCTTAGAAAATACTTCTCTAGCATCTAGATAACCAGTTACTTCATTACTTTTAGGATTGATTAATGGATATTCACTACCAGACTCTACGGCTTTCATAAAATTAGAATCTACTCCAACAGATATATTAAAGTTATGTATGTCTCCCTCAACTTTTTTACATTCAATAAACTCAAGTATATCAGGATGGTTAATAGCCATTACTGCCATATTAGCTCCATCTCTTTTACCACCTTGTGTAATCATAGATGATACTCTTGATAGTGTCTGTAATACTTGTATCGGACCACAAGCTACTCCATGAGTAGTTTTTATTTTATCTCCTTTTGGTCGTAATCTAGAAAGAGCAAATCCTGTACCCCCTCCAAACTTTTGCACCATTGCAATATCATGTGCAGTTTTCATAATGTCTTCCATACTGTCTTCTAAAGGCAACACAAAACAAGCCGATAAAGTTCCTTGTTCAGTACCAGCATTCATAAGGGTTGGTGAGTTGGGAACAAAATTAAGATTAGCTAACATATCATAGAACTCATTTTCAGTCAATTTAATATCAGTATCTGATTTGCCATATTGTTTTTCAGCATTAGCAATGGCTTTAGCAACTCTTTTAAATAAATCGTTAACTGTTTCTTCAGGTTCCCCCGATTCATCTTTTAGATAATATCTTTTTGATGCTACTGTTTCTGCTTGTTTTGATAATGTAACCAATTTAGTCCTCCTATAATTTTCCTCTGTAATTGCAATGCAAACATAATTTTCTATTTGGAATCCAGAATACTGGATTGCATACATCTTCTGTACACAAGGGATTGGGAGCACCTGATTCCGAAGAAGAATTACTGTTATTATTATACTCATTTTTTGGAAAATCCAATAATGGTTTATTACTATCTTTCGGTTTACCCATCGAGGGCTCTAACTCGTTTGCAAATTCTTGCATACTTCCAACAGTTTGCAT